GTCCATAGTTTTGCGCTTGCCTTTCGTCGGTACTTCGACCCTAGGCAACGGGTGTCACGATTGCAAGGATTTAGCCTGTTTCCATTGCTGCACAAGGGCTGGGACGCGATCGCCGACGTAGTAAAAGATGTGCCATGGCTCGGATTGCACTTCCCAAGTGAAGCCGTAGGACTGGATGTTGGCGAGCATAAAGTCCATGCGATCTTTTGCTGATGCGTCGCTGATGTCAACTGCAAGCCCGAGGTTATGGCGACTTGTGCCGGGTGCAGCCATCATGGCGTTGCCTGGCTTCAGGTAATAGGTGACGCCTTTCCATGTTTTTGTTGACGCGCCTGCGATCGGCTGTGTCTGGTAGCGCGCAAGAAAGCCAGCGGTTTGTGTTGCTGTGCTGCGATAGGTGTCGCCGCTTGATGTCGGCTTAAAAGTCTTGACACCAGCAGCAAAGGCTGCATCGCGCAGGGCCATGTATGCGTCAGCTGCTAGTGGGTGCAGTTTGCCGTATGGCTTGACATCGACGAGCAGGCCTGCTGGTAGTTCACCTGGGGTTACATGCTGCAACGTGGATGGTAATACCAGTTTGTGGTAGTGCCGTTCCAGCGGTGCAGGTACAGCGGTTAGCGTTGGTGCTTTAGGCTTCGGGGTTTTTGCCGATGCCATAAGCCTTGTTTTTCGGGTTGACGTAGCCGATAAATAGTGGCGCTACTGCTGCGATGGCTGCACCAAGTAGGTCGTTGGGGTCGGTGTTGCCTGACATGTAGAGCGCTACTGCTGCTGCAATGGCACTGTTGATGTAGGTCGAGATCATTGCTTTGTCACTTGGTTTCATTTGTGTCTCCTTGCTTTGTTTTTGACTTTAATCCGTTTGAGGCTAAAAGTGCCGACAATGAGCCGGTCAAAAATACAAGCAACGTGGACAGAAGGTCAATGAGTTGCGCGTCGGTTGGGGCTTGTTCCATTGGCTGATCGACAAACAAGATGCCGTAAATAAACGCCATGATTGTAAAGGCGAAGCAAACTGCCATAATGCGGCCGACGAATACGATGAGGCCTGCGTGTTGTTGTTCAGGCGGCACGTTCGCACGACGCTTTAGTGAAGCATTGGTACTCGATATTAGTTTTGCTAACGGTGCAGCCATTTAATACCGCCGCTACGACTGCAACCATGAAAACAAGTGCAGCATATTTAGCCCAGTAACGCGGCGGCTTCATCTGCTGTTAGTCCTAGTTTGTCTAGAACTGCTTGCCGTGCGGCTGCGCGTTCGGCTTGCGCGTCGGCTTGTGCTTTGCGGTGTTCTTGTGCGTCTTTTTCCCATTGTGCGTAATAAGCAATTTCGTCTTTGGTTGCTTCGCGTTCTGTTCCGTTGTCGTTGATTAGCATTGTTATACCGTCTTGCTGTAGCCGTACACGGTGTACGAACCTGTGATAGTGCCTGATGATGGGTAAACGGTAAATCCGTCGTATTGGGTGGCGTTATCTAAAAAGCCGCCAAAACTTTGAATGCCTCTGTTTGCCGTTGTATTTGTTGCGGCTTCTTGTGACGAAGCATATAAAGATGTTCGCGCGGCAACTTGAGGGGATCCAAAAGTCATTGGAATAAGATGCGTGATGTTTCCGATGTCGCCTAAAGAAAAGAATGTGGCATTATCAGCACCAACAGCAATGGCTGACCCTGCTCTAGTTGCGCCAGATACGGCGTAATAGTATCCCGTGCTTGTGTCTGTGCTTGCTGCCCTTAAACGCACATAGCATGCAATGTCGTTTGTAGCGCTTGAGGCTAAAGAAAAATTAACTAAATAATGGGTGTAACTACTTGTAAAAACACTATCCACATTGACAGCAGCCGCCGCCGAAAAAGATGTTTCTGCTTTAACACAAACAAGGCCCGGGGTAATACCTACTGGCTGCCAAGCCGCGCCATCATAGTATTGCGTTGTGTTAGTCGCCTCGATGTAAGCAAACTGACCCTCGGCGAGTGTCTTTTCGCCTGTGCCACCAAAGGCCGCGTCGCGCGTAACAGTCGTCGCAAAAACGGGAATGCCAGAGTTGGTGATGTTGAGGTCTGCCGCTGTCAGGACTTCGCCTGCCGTATAAACGGGGACTGTAGTAACTGCGTTTGCTCCCATAATGCTCCTTATCCTAAGACATTTTCTGTGTCGATTGTGCCATATACCAGATCATCCAAGATCAGCTCAAACACCAGCGTCGTAGGGCTGGTAAACAGCGTTATGCGATGGCCCGTAAACAGGTCGATCTCATGCTGGATGCCCTCAATAGCTAGTTCTTGCGCCAGCGATGTAATTGTGTCGCCGCTGGTAAACGACTTTTCAATGGTGATCGTGTTGCCGATCTCAAGGACTGCCACCACGTCGCGTTGGGCATCGGTAAGAGCTGCGAACGGGGTTGACACATTGGTGTATCGCGCCTCAGGCTGGCCTACAAGTAGGTAGTTAGCAAGGTCAAGGGCAGCTGTGTCGTTGTGGACTAGCGCGTCTGAGATGGCTGTGGTCTGAATAAAGTAGGTGGCCTGCGATGTCAAGTCCTGAGCGATCTCTGGACTTGATGCCCCGGCATGGGTCACTGATGCGCGGTTAATGACCTGATTGGCCTCAAAGCTAATGCCTACATTGTCGTAAGGAATGTTTGTGCCGTCATCGTGAAAGTCTGCCGACGATGCTGACAGCGTGTCACCGATGCGATCTTGGAATGTGAAAGTACCGTCGCGCGCAATAAATATGCGGCCTTGTACCGACTCGTTAATTTTTGCCATATACGCAGCGACCGATGTGCCGTTAGGGACGGTGTACGCAGCAGCGCCACCTAGCAAGATCGTTGACGTTTCTATGCTGCGCTCGCCTACGCCAGTAAAAGCGTTTACTTCTGGCAGGTCTAACACCGCTTCAATTCGCACGTTGGCTAGTTCTTCGCTGACATTAAATTCGTCCATGTAGGTCTGACTAAGCAGATAAAAGTCATCGGCGCAGGACACATTGACTGTGTCAAGGCCGCCCAAATTAAAGTTGTACGAGTAGTCAACGATATAACCGTTAAACAATTCCTCTCCTTCACGCGTGAGCACGACTTTACGCATAGGGGCTAGACCCGGCACAGCTTGAGCGGTGTCGTAATACGGTGACTGTGTATCAAACGGGTTAAATATGCCGCCAGTAAATGTGTCGTTTAGATCAAAGCTCATTGTCCCAGCAGTGAATTGGTCGCCGATGTCTCGACGGCCTCTGAACACGCTGATGCCTGTAGCGCCGTCAATGACGGACGCAAACTCTGTCGTACCGTCCAGCACATACTCGGTGTTATTGAGCACACCTCTGTCCACGTCGTCAAGCACAAAAGCGTCTACGAGGAAGCCTGTAGCGATCTGTAGGTCATACGACCCTGACTGAACGATCGTGGCAGCCATTAGGCGACCTGTATTTGTGCTGGGCCGTCCACTCGGTTCATGGCTTTAATGCTGTTCACTACAGCGCGCCCGATGTCTGCTGACGTGGCTAGACCGCCGTTCACATTAACTGTGATCGGTGTGCCGCGCTCAACCATGAACTGATCGAAAAGGCTGGAGAAGTCTGCTGCGTTGCCTGTGATGCCGTAGTTGCCGCCCATGTTGCCTGCATAGTTCTTAGATAGGTCTAGGACGCTTGAGGACTTGCCGCCGCCGCCACCAGCAGCTGGCGCTGGTGCTACTAGAGCCGACTCAATCATTGCCATAGGGCTGGAGCCGATAGAGCCTGTGCCGCCTTCACGCGCGAAGCCTGAGCCTCGAGCAGCTGGCGTGTCTAGTTCTGGGAGTGCGGTGTACTCAAGCATTGGAACTAGCGGTATGAGGTCAATGCTGACACCCGGGATGACGTTCAGCGCGTTAATTAGTTGGTTTAGTCCGATGATCGCAGCGTTAATGATCTGGTTTATGCCGTTGGCAACTACCTTTACCGAGTTGTACACGCCAACAGCAAACTGCTTAAAGGGCAACATAAACTCGGCGATTGCTCGAGGGCCTTCGCGGTACAGCTCGTACAACGCAGCAAGGGTAATCATGACTACGCCTAAGCCTTTAGCAAGTACGCCAGCCGATAGCGATACCGTGGTAAATGAGCCTGCTAGCACAGCGTTGGCTGCCGTAATAATGATCTGTAGCGCGTTGTAAGCCTTCATAGCAATGTTGGCGGTCACTATGGCTGCTGTCATGGCTGCGATCGCTCCGATGACTATTAGCAGCGCTTTAGTGTTGTCCTGCAAGAACGTCGTAAAGTCCAAAACTAGC